ACATATTCAATATCGCAGTCTGCCGTGTCAGCTTGTGCGCTGATGTTGTCGATGTCCACAAATGCGCTGAACGCTCCAGCAGCCGTGTCTGCATCCATTGAGCCAGTTGATAGCATGAAGGTAGCACCAGCATCAACTTTCACATCTGCGGTTTCTGCTCCGCTATTTTTGAATCTTACCCGAATGAAGTTGGTGTTATCCAAGTTGGTTATACGGATGTACTTAACAGATGAACGTACAAACTTGCCTTGTCCGTTGTTTGTGTTAAGCTCAATCAGGTCTATCTCATTAGCTGAGTCAACGGTCATAACTCTACGGTCAGCTTCTGCGATATTGTTAATCGTGCGAGTATGAGTGCCTCCTCTGTCCACTCCTCCGAGTGTTAGACTTTCAACTATTTGAACCGTTGCGGTTGCTGGTGTTACGGTCGATGCCATGCTTGTTTTTCTTTAAATAGCAAAAGTTCGTTTTTGTGCCAAACGAAAAAGGGTCAGCGTTAGCCGACCCCCTTTCAACAGAACAATGAAAAAGAGAAAGTGTGAAGATACGAATTAGTTTGTAATCGCAGTTACGTCTGCTGCATCAATCTCAACCATCGGCTCAGCTTCAAGCCCTGAGAACGTCAAACTGTAACCGCTAAGGTCTGCGAAAGCCGTACCTGTTGCAGAAGTTCCAGCGTTCAACTCAAGACCGTTTTGGTAACCAACAACCCAGTAAGTACCGTCGTTAGTTTCTACGATAGCCACAAGTCTTTGTTGAGCCAATACCTTGATTTCGTTGCGCTTGTCAACATCCAACTTTGAAAGCACTACAACCAACTCAGGAGTAAAGTAAACTGTTCCGTTCTGACTGTTACCGTTGATGGTTTCGGTCAAAGAGGAAGTTTCCTTTAACTGCTCGTACTTATAAAAGGTAGGCGTTCCTGTGATTGATGTAACAATTCCAGCAGGAGCGACAGGGTTTAGTGCAAGATAGTCAGCAAGGTTCGCAAATCTAACACTCTTCACCCCTCCAACAGCATCGCGGCAATCGAGGTCATATGAGTAGCTGAGTGCACATGAAGTATATGCCATGTTTTTAGTTTTTAGAGTGAAGGGGCGACTCGAAAGCCGCCCCGATTAGATTAAAGAGATATTACAGAGATTTGGTCAGGGAACGCAACCTGCGCGCCAACTGTTAATTCAACCGCAATTTTGAATTTTCGGTCGTCTTGCGAGTACCATGACTCGATGCGTGAAGCATCCTCTTCCAAGTCCATGCCAACGTACATATTGCTGGTACGTGCAAGGTAAACATCGTTAACCGCGCTCAATCCGCTTGTAGCTTGAATCTTCAAGTTAGTGCCCGGCATAACCATTGACAAAGAGCCCATGTCAGTTTGGTAACCTTGAAGCTGACCTCCAGCAGTTACGTAAGAAGCACCAAGACCGTTCTGAATAGCAATCGCCAAGGATCTGAAGGAATCAGCACCAACGAATACAACAGCGTCATCGTTTTCGATAACAGCATCAGCAGCCGCTTCGTAAACTCGCTGAACCGCTTCAATCATGTTGTTTGCAGTCAATGCTGTAGTAAGAACAGAACCCGAACCGAATGCAGTTGTATTTGCATCAATGTAAGAACCTCCAAGAATAGCATCACGGAATCCGTTGAAGAATTGGTAGTTACCTGACCCAGTTGGAAGACCTGAAGTTGGTGAAGAACCAACTGACCTCCAAATCATCTTCTCCAACTCAGCAGCAATCTTCTCCACAAGGTAGTTAGCGAAGAACTCCTCGAAAGGAATTGTCTCGTAATGCGCTCCGCTTGGAAGTTGAGTTCTAAGGTAAACTGCTTCAAGTTCCTTTGGACAGAACTCCATGTTTAACTTAAGTTTAGCCGGGTCGATGAATCTCTGCGTTAGAGTGATATCTCCATCTTCGTTCCAAGCGCATCCGCTTCCGTCTTGGAAGTTAATATCAATATCGGCTAAGTTGATAGCACTTTTGCCCTTGACTCCTACTTGCTTTTCAACAAGTGACATTGTTGGCGAAGAAGTCAAAGCCTTCGCGATTAGCGGAAAATTCTGCTCTTCAATGTAAGCTTGAAGTCCGCTTGTTAGTGGTGATGGTGAAAATCCCATTTTAGTATAATGTTTTTTGGTTTATTTCTTTGTAATTGCGCGCATCTTCTCTACCATCTCTGAGTAGTCGATGCCTTTGTTAAATGGATTGGCTACCTTCTTAGAAGGCTCTTCCTTTGGAGTAGCTGCCATCTTCTCAACGATGTCGGTAATTAGTCCAACAGCTTTCTCGATGTCGCTTACTTTTTCAGTCTTTGCAAACTTGGCAACCTCTGACTGAATTAGAGTGGCAACTGAGTCCATGATGTCCAACTTGAACGCCTCCGGGTCAAATGCAGCAACTTCTTCTTCAGCAGCCATTTCTTCCTCTTTCTCCTCGCCAGCTTCCTCTTCTACTTCAGGCTCAAGGATTTCAACGATAACACCGCCTTCAGTTCTTACGATTTCACCTGACTCAAGTTCGTGTTCTCCGTCAGGAGCTGGTACTACTTCAGCATCCTCACCTACAACGGCAACAGATGCGCCTATTTCCAAAGCTGGTTCTACTCGGACGATAGTACCATCATTAAGTTTAGCATCAACGAAAGCCTCTTCGGTTGTCTCGCTGAAAAGTAGTTTCTTGATTTCGGGCAATTTAGACCCTACAAGTTCTGAAATGTTCATGCGTGTTTTTTTAGTAAATAGCAATTCTTGGAAGGTGTGCCACTTGGCTATGCTCTGAGTGCTTTCTCCACCTCTTCGATAATCATTTTGTCCACATCCATTTGGCGAGATTCTGAGAATACTCCCTCGACTGAGAAGCCTTTGAAAGTGCCTTCCTTTACTTGCGCCCAAACCTCATCGTTGTCGACTTTGTAGCTAACGAACCATGACCCGTTTGGCAGTTTGTCGAATCCTTTTGGCGTTGGCTTCATTTCGTCAATCAGGAATGACTCAAACATGAACACCCCCTCTACATCTGTTGAGTGGTCTAAATTGGTCGCGTTGGTCTTGCCTTCCTTCATGAACTTGTAGGCTATCTTACGTATGGCATCTGAGTCAAAAACTACGTAGTACTCGCGCCCGTCCTCGTCTCTGCGATAGATAGGGTAATCGGCAACCATAGCCGCTCCGCTTACGATTCGTTTTTCTTCGTTCAATGCGAACTTCTGCTTCTTGTTAAACGCCATCCAATTACGCTCAATGGCTGGATGGTCAACTAAAGAGATAGCGTCAAGACCCGTTTCGTGGTCTTCGTCAATTGTCAGGTAAATTACTGGTAGCTTGTTCATCCTCCGAATGTTGCTTGTGATTCAATTTGGTTTACGTTATTCTGGTTGCCCGTTACTTCTGTTTCTACGACATAGGCTTGAATAGGTGCAAGTTGTGCTTGTTCCGCTCCTCCGAGTTCGGTTGTGTTTGTGGTTACTGGTTGAATAGCTGGAGCTGATGTTATTTGTGGAGGTGTAGGTGCAGACGCAGAACCGCCCGGTACGTTAGCCGTATTGAGTGTAGCAACTGCAGAAGATATACCAGCTATGACCGCAGCCACACCCGTAGCAATAGCCGCTATGTTCGCTGGAAAAGGTCCGGTCTTTTGCGCTTGTGCAATTGCGCCTGTGATAGCTGTAGCTGTGTCGATAGCTATTTGAGCAATAGCCAAAGTCTTTTGTATTGCTACCGCCTGTTTTGAGTTGTCTCCGCTCGCCTCAATTAAACCTCCCAAAGCACCAAGAACATCGCTCGTTCCCCTCAATCCAGCTTCTCGTGCTTTCTGTTTTTCTTCCTCTGCTTTTATAGTTTCCGCAACGTCCTCATCCCTGAACTTCTTACGGAGTTTCGCAAGTGCTTCTTGCCTTGCGCCTTCTATGTCTGTCTCTGTGTCCCCAGCTAAACGCGCCTGTTCGGCAAGTGCTGCGTAATGTTGTTCAAGTTCAAGGATTTCGAGTTCTCGCCCTTCCTTCTCAACCTTCGCGAGTTCTTGTCGTGTATCAAACGCTTCCTTCTCTAAACCAGTTCTATTGGTCAACTGCTCGGAGCGTTGTGATTCTGTGCGCTCGTAGATGTCATCAAGTTCTGTTAAGGCTTGGATTAGTGCGACCGCTTGTTCAGATGAAAGACGGTTAGCCTCGACCTCCGCCATTATCTGCTCCTCGTTCAGCTCACTTGCGTTCTGCAAACCGCTAAACGCCTCTATTTGAGCGTCAACCAACTTGAGTCGGTCAGATGCCGATTGTGTTTCCAGTTCCGCTTGTTTGGTTAGTATGCGACCAAGTTCTTCGTTTGCCGCAACCCTTACCGCTATCGTATTTGTTACATCGTCCCTTATCTGTCTCTGCGCCTCAGCCTCCGTTTGAAAGGCAAGTTGCCTTCTTGCTCG